CCACGTCGGGCGCCTGGGAGGTGTCGCGCGAGCTGCTCGACACCGCCAACCCGGTGCTGGACCGGATCGCCACGCGCGCGATGCTGCGCGACTACCAGCGCCAGACCGAGGGCAAGGCCGTGGCGCTCATCAACGCCGTGGCCGCCGACGCCGCCGCCAACGTGTACGGCGTCAGCACCCCGCTGGCGCTGCGCGGCGCGATGATGGACTTCGTCAACGACGACGACGAGCCGGCCGACCTGGTCGGCGTGTCCAAGGCGCTGCTGCGCACGCTCGGCCTGGACACCGACACCACCGACCGTCCGCAGCTGCCGTTCGTCGGACCCGTCAACGCGCAGGGCACGATCCGCGCCGGCTACACCGGCGTGGCCATCGACGGCGTCGAGATGTTCCGCGCCGCCCGGCTCGACGCCGGCGTCACCGGCGCCAACGTGGCCGGCGGTGTCGGTTTCCTGGCCCGGTCCGAAGGGCTCATGTGGGCTGAGTCCAACGTCCTGCAGTTCAGGTTCGACGAGGTGCTCGGCCCCGGTGTCGTCAAGCTCGCGCTGTGGGCGTACAACGCCGCCGCCGTGCTCGACACCGCCGACGTGGCCGTCATCAACAGCGGCGCCGACCCGACGCCGTAACGGCCAGCTGGCGCCGGGCTGCCCCCGCCCGGCGCCAGCTGCACCACCCCCCCCGCACGCACCCACCAGGAAGGCACCAGGATGACCGAGCCGGCACCGCCGCCGCCATACCCGTGGCTGTCGCTCGACCGGTGCTGTCGGTGGCTGCAGGTCGACGAGACCGACACCGCGCTGTCCGGTGTCGTCGACGACGTGCGCCTGGCCGCCGCCAGCTGGTGCCAGGAACAGCGGCCCGACCTGTGGGTCGACGTGCTCGACGTCGACGGCGTCACCGTCATCGGCCGGGACTACACGCCCACCGACAGCGTCGTGCAGGCCGGCGTCATGGCCGTGGCTCGCCTGTGGGCGCGGCGCGGCTCGCCGGCCGGCCTGGCCAGCTATGGCGAGTTCGGCGCCGCCGAGGTGCTGCGCCTGGACCCGGACGTAAACCGGCTGCTCGGCACCGGCCGTTACGCACCCTGGGCGCTGGGCTAATGGCCAGCATCGTGGCCGCCGCCAAGGCGCTGGCCGACCAGCTCAAAGCCGCCGGCGTCCGCGCCACGCACGACCCGGCCGTGGCCGCCGCCAACCGGCCGTGCGTCCTGGTCCCACCGCCGGCCATCGACTACCGGGCGCGCACCAACACCTGGCGGCTGGTGGCGCTGGCCGGCAAGTCACATGGCGACCTGGCCGCGCTCGACCAGCTCGACGAGCTGGTGCAGCTGGTCGTCGACCTGGTCGACGTCGAGACCGCCGACCCCGGCAGCTACGTACTCACCGGCGGCACCGACCCGGTGCCCGCCTACATCCTTCGCCTAGTCACCTGAGAAAGAGAGCAAGACCATGACCGTGGGAGCAATCGAAGACAGCCGGCTGTCCGGCGGTGTGCTCACCGTCGACGCGCAGGAATTCGCCAAGCAGATGACCAGCGTGCAGCTGACGCCGTCGACCGACACCGACGGCGACCCGGTCGAGACGCTGTCTGGCGCCAAGATCGAAGCGGACGAGGTGACCAGCTGGGAGCTGGAGCTGGGCGCAATCCAAGACTTCGTCGACCCGGCCGGATTCGTGGAGTTCGCGCGCGCCAACGCCGGCCAGCTGGTGTCGTTCAGCTGGCAGCCGAACAGCACCGGACCGACGTACACCGGCACCGTGCGCGTGCGCGCCGTGGCCATCGGTGGCGAGGTCAAGAGCCGGCTGAACACCGACGCCAAGTGGCCCATTCAGGGCGACCCCAACGTCACCTACACGCCGTAGCTCATGGCCGCCGATGCCAGCGTCACCGTGCGCGTGGAGAACCTGTCCGCGCTGCGCCGGCAGCTGCGCCAGGCCGGCGACGACCTGGCCGAGCTGAAAGACGCCAACGCATCCGTGGCGCAGCTGGTGGCCACCGCCGCCGCCAGCCGCGCACCCCGGCGCAGCGGTGTCCTGGCCGGCAGCGTGCGCGGCAACCGCGCCGCCGGCAAGGCCACCGTCAACGCCGGCGGCGCGCGCGTCCCGTACGCCGGCCCGGTGCACTACGGCTGGCCGGCGCACCACATCGAGCCGCACCCGTTCGTCATCGACGCCGCACAGGCCACCGAGTCCGAATGGGTGCCGATCTATGAGACCGCTATCGACCAGGTCGTCGACCGGGTCGGCAGCTACTGACCGAGCAACACCAACCACCGAGGGAAGGCACCCCCATGAGTGACAGCAACACCACCTACACCCCGCCGACCGAGTGCGTCGTGCCCGAGGGTCAGCACCTGGTCGACGGGCTGAGCGTGCGCGAGCTCGACATCGTCAGCCGGCAGCTGGGCTGTGACGTCAGCGCCGCGCTGGCCGACAAGGGCACCGGCGCCGGCAAGCTGTGGGCGGCGCTGCCCCGGCTGGCCTGGGTGTGGACCAAGCGCCGCGACCCGCACGCCAAGCTCGACCCCTTCCTGGACCTGACCGCCGCGCAGCTGGGCACGCTGCTGGGCGACGACGACCCGGCCGGCGACCAGGTCGACGACGACCCCGACGCAAACCCTACGGACCCCGCGCCCGCGTCCTAGTGGCGCGCGCGTGGGGCGTCCTGCCCGACCAGCTGCTCGACCTGGACGCCGGCACCTACCGGCTCATGGTCGAGCAGCTGACACGAGAAGCAATCGAGAGAGAGAGGGGTTAGCCCAATGGGACGTCCGGCCGTGCTGAAGGTCGACATTCTGGCCGACGCCGGCAAGGCCAAGCGCGAGCTGGACGAGACAGAGGGACGGTTCAGCCGGTTCGGCTCGGCCGCCGCCAAGGCCGGCAAGGTGGCCGCGCTGGGCCTGGCCGCCGGCCTGGGCGCCGCCGTGGTCGCCGGCGTCAAGCTGGCCAAGAGTGCGGCCGAAGATGAGGCCGCCGCCGCCAAGCTGGCCAACACGCTGCACAACGCCGCCGGCGCCACCGACGCGCAGGTGGCCGCGACCGAACGGTGGATCAGCAAGCAAGGCGCCGCGCTGGGCGTGGCCGACGACGAGCTGCGGCCGGCGCTGTCCCGGCTGGCCGTGGCCACCGGCGACGTCGGCAAGGCGCAGCAGCTGGCCAGCCTGGCAATGGACGTCAGCGCCGGCACCGGCAAGTCACTAGAGCAGGTGTCAACCGCGCTGGCCAAGGCACAGAACGGCCAGGTTGCCGGCCTGTCCCGGCTCGGCATCGCCACCAAAGACGCCGCCGGCCACACGATCAGCATGGACCAGGCCACCAGCGCGCTGGCCGAGAAATTCAAGGGCGCCGCCGCCACGTCCGCCAACACCGCCGCCGGGCAGTACGGCCGGCTGAAGCTCATCCTGAGCGAGACCGGCGAGAGCATCGGCGCCAAGCTGCTGCCGTTCGCCACCAAGCTGGCCAGCTGGGTGCTGGGCATGGTCCCGACCGTGACCCGGCTGGGTGGCGAGCTGTCCAGCCGGCTCGGTCCCGCATTTACCACGGTCGGCAATTTCATTTCAAACCGCGTAATTCCCGCTGCGCGTGAATTCGTTTCGTGGTTTCAGGAAAAGATTGTGCCGGCAATTCGCAATGCGCTAACGCCGGTGCTCAACGGCGCGCGCGCCGCGTTCGGCCAGGTGTCCGACGCCATCGCCCGCAACCGCCCGCAGCTGGCCGGGCTGCTGTCCGCCGTGCGCGTCGTGGTGGAGTGGGTGGCCGAACACCTGCTGCCCGTCATGGGTAAGCAGCTCGGCGTCAGCTTCCGCATTGCCGGCGCCGTCATCAGCGGCATTATCGGCACCATCGGCGGGCTGACCCGCGCTATCAGCACCGCCGTGGGTTGGGTCGCTTCGCTGGTCGGCTGGATCTCTCGCATTCACATGCCGAACCTGGGTGCGCTGGGCAGTCTCGCCGGCAAGCTCGGCCTGGGCGCCGCCGAGCTGGTCACCGTGGGTCCGCAGCTCGCCGGCCAGGGAATCGGCAGCTTCGACGGGCGCCGGCCGTACGCCACCGCCGCGCTGGGCAGCTCGAGCACCTGGTCGACGATGGCCGCCGGCCAGCTCACCGCCGGCACCAGCGTCAACTACGTCGACGCGCGCAGCTTCGACGTCAGCGTCGACGCCGCCGGCGGGATCAACGACCCGCACCTGCTCGACCAGCTGCTGCGCGCGCTCGACCAGCAGCGCGCGCGCATGGGCGCCGCGCCGGCGTTCGGCGGTGCCAGGTGACGACCGGCGCCGCCGACGCGCGCGTGGTGCGCAAGCTGGGCGACGACCGAGGCGCCTACCAGCTGGTGCGCGCCGCCGACCCGTCCGGCCCGCGCGTCGGACAGCCGCGCGTGTGGGATGCCCGCAACCTGTTGGCGCTTCGGTTCAGCGCCGGCCGCCGGCGCGCCGGCGAGGATTTCCCCGCCAAGATCATCACCTGGTCGTATCCGCTCGACCCGGACGCCGACCCGAACGTGGCCAACCGTTACGACAGCGTGCGCGTGGGCGACCAGGTGAGCCTGGACCTGACCACCGGTGCGCTCGACACGCTCGGCATTGATGTCAACGACTACCAGCGTGGCGTCGGTTTCGTCACCGACGTGCAGCTGTCATACCGCCGGCTAGGCCGGCAGATGCTCGGCGTGGTCGACGTGACCGCCGTGGGCGCGTTCGGCCGGATTGGGCAGACGCGCATCGGCCTGACCGCCATTGGCCGCTCGACCGGCCCGACCCGCGCCAACCTGTTGCTGGACGCCGTCGACCAGCAGCTGGGTGACCAGGCTGACACCTACTCGACGACCAGCCACCAGACCATCGGCGTGGAAACCGTGCAGCTGCGCACCGTCGACCTGGACCACACCGACCCGGTTTCGCTGCTGAAAAGCTGGGCGGCCGATTCCGGCGCGCTGCTGATCGAGAACATGAGCGTGGGCAACCTGGCAATTCGCTGGGAGACTCTCGACGGGCGCCGCAACCGCGAGCCGGTCGTCAGCCTGACCGCCGACGAGCTGGCCGCGACCGCGACCTGGTCAGCCGGCCTGCAGGGGCTGGTCAACAAAATGACGCTGACCTACGGCGACGACCCGAACCGCGCCGAGGTGACCGTCACCGATGACGACAGCATCGCCCGGTTTGGTGAGTACGCCGTGGGGCGCGACACCGACCTGGTGTACCTGGCCGACGCGCAGCGGATCGCTCGGCTGACCGTGGGGCGCAACAGCCGGCCCCGGCCCGGTATCGAACGGCTTGACTTCAATGTGCTCGACCAGCTGCCGGCGGCCAAGGCCGGCGCGCTGGTCGGCGCCGACGTTGGCGACCTGGTCGAGCTGGCCGGCCTGCCGGCGTCCGCGCCGTACAGCCGGTGGGTGTACATCGAAGGTCACGAGGTCACCGTGACCGCCGACACCTGGCGGCTGACTGTGTACGTGTCGCCGGCCGGCCGCACCGGTGCACCGGTGCGCTGGCAGGACGTGACGCCTGACCTGACCTGGGCGCAGGCCACCGCCGACGAGACCGGCGAGCCGCTGACCTGGCTGTCAGCTGCCGGCTGGTTTGACCCGCCCAACGCCGGCGCGGCGTATCGCTGGGTCGACGTGCCGACCGATCAGCAGTGGTGGCACATCGGCCGCGACTACTTCGGCAACCCCGAGGCGCGCGACAGCGGAGACACGCGCGTGCCGACCTGGCAGAGCTACCCGAACGACCCCTAGGTCGCTCAAAAGGCCGCTGACACAACATATTGAAGGGACAACCACGAAATGGGCACCACCGCCAACCGCGCTATTCCGTATCCGGCCGATACGGACCTGGTCACCAACGGCGCCGCCGCCATGCAGGCGCTGGCCGAGAAGGTTGACACCGAGCTAGGGCCAGAGTGCCGGTTCGCCGCGTACCTGCCGGCCAATCAGAGCGTGCCGACCGCTGTCTGGACGGCGCTGACCGGCATGACCGAGATTGCCGACCCCGGCGGCAACCTGAGCGCCGGCGTGTTCACCGCGCCGGTGGCCGGTTTCTACCTGGTCACCGCCAATGCGTTCTGGCAGAGCAGCACGACCGGCGCGCGATACCTGGCGCTGTGGCGCGCCGCCAACGGGTCGTCGACCTACGCCGAAATTCCGGGCGTGGCGCAGACCGCGCCGTCCGGCCTGGACCCGCGCCAGAACGTGTCAGGTCTGCTGCACCTGAACGCCGGCGACAAGATCAAGCCGCAGGTATTCCACACCGCCGGCGCCAACCTCAACGTGATCGGCGCCGCCGACTACGGCGTCGACAACGCCGCCCGGTTCGCCGGCATCCTGCTGGCGGTGGACTGATGAGCGCCGCCCGTATCGACGGCGTCGACATCAGCCACTGGCAGGCCGGCCGGCTCGACTTCGCCAAGGCCAAGCGCGCCGGCGTCCGGTTCGTGTTTCACAAGGCCACCGAGGGCACCGACTACGTCGACCCGCTGCACGATCGCCGGCGCGCCGAGGTCGCCAAGGCCGGCCTGCCGTTCGGCGCTTACCACTTCGCCCGCCCGTCCCGGTCCAGTGGCCGCGCGCAGGCGCGGCACTTCCTGGCGGTGGCCAAGCCCCGGCCCGGCGACATGCGGCCAACGCTCGACCTGGAAGACACCGGGCAGCTCGGCCGCGCGGCGCTCACCAGCTGGGTGCGTGAGTTCGTCGACGAGGTGCGCCGCGCCACCGGGCAGCCGCCGATCATCTACACCAACTTTGCGCTAGATGCGCACTTCGACTGTCCGCGCTGGGCAGCTCGGTACAGCAACGCCATGAGTGCGCCCAACCCCGCGCACCCCTGGGACCGGTGGACCGTCTGGCAGTTCAGTAACGGCGTGTTCGGCCATCCCAACAGCGTGCCGGGCATCGGCGCCTGTGACCTCAACACGTTGAACACCGACGACCCCGCCGGCCTGGTGCGCGCGCTGCAGCTGCCGGCCGCCGGCAAGGCGCCGGCCAAGGCGCCGGCACCGCCCAAGCATCGGGCGCCGGCGCCGGCCAGGCCGGCCCGCCCGAACCACGTCACGAGGGCGCGCCAGCTCATGCGCCAGGCCATTGACGAGCTGGACGCCACGCCGCCCCGCCGGCGCGTGTGTCACGGCGTTGCCGATGGCCTGCGCAAGCTGCTGGCGGTGCTGCCGGACCGGTGAGCAGCGTTGGCGAGCTGCTGGCCGCCGGTGTCGCCGGCATGGCGCTGCTGTCCGGCCTGGCCGGCGGGTTCTGGTGGCTGGTCAAACCGCGCGTAGTTGGCCAGCTGCAGCGCCTGGTCGAAGGTGTCGAGCAGCTGCAGCCGGCCGTCGAGCAGCTGCAGCCGGATCGCGCCGGCACCACTGCGCACAACGCCGCCACCGCGGCTAGGGCGCTGGGCCAGGTGGCCGAGCTGCGCGACCAGGTGGCCGAGCTGCTCGCGCACCACGAGGCCACCAACGAGCTGCGCATCCCCGAACGGCTGCAGCTGGTCGAACTGCAGCTAGAGAACACCGACCGCCGGCTGTCCGGCGTAGAGCAGGCCGTCATTGCACAGCTCGGCAGCGAGCTGGCAGAGGCACGACGAGAGAGAAGGCAACGCACATGAGAACGACCATTCGCAAGGCCGTAGGCGCCGCTGTGGGCGCCGGCACCGCCGCGCTGGGCACCGCCATGCTGGACGGCAACCTGACCGGCGCTGAGGCGCTGGTGGCCGGCGGCATGACGCTGGTGACCTTCGGCGCCGTGTGGCGCCTGGCCTACCAGGTGCCGGCCGACGCCGGCGCGGTGCCCGAGCACCGCGCCGACGTCTAGGCCAGGGCCAGCCGGCCGTCACGCAGCTGCGCGAGCCGCTGCCGCTGGTAGCCGACCCCCGAGGCGCCGCGCATCGGTTCGAACAGCTGCGGCCGCACATCGGCCGGCAGCTCGCCCACAGCTGCCGCCAGCACCGTGCGATAGGCGCGCGGCAACAGGCTGACCACGGCCAGGTCGCCGGGCTGGGCGCGCAGCAGCTGTAGCAGCTGCAGCGCGACCACCTGCGGCGACACCGACCCCGGCTGGCCCATCGCCTGGTCGTACGGCTCGACGACGTCGTCGAGCCGCAACAGGCCGTGCAGCGCCGACAAGATGGCCACCTGGCCGCCGTGCTGCTCGACCAGGTGCTCGGCCGCCTGGCGCGCGAGCTTGTGAAACGTGCCGGTGTACAGCTCCCCCGCCGGCGCCGCGTGCCACAGCTTCGCGCCGCTGCAGGGCACGACGACGACCGCCGGCCCCCTGAATGCGTCACTCATGTTGCTCCCATTCCCATGCCCCCCGCTGCCAGCTGGTTGCCGGCGACGTGCTAACAGCGTGCCACACAAGGGCATTTGACGCGCGCTAACAGGCAACACGCGC